TTAAATGCTTGGTCAAGTGTGATTCCTTCAAAGTCGGCAACCAGTTTGGTTTGGTAAATCCATCCATAATGTTGCATAAAACCTGATGCACTTCTTCCGCTTTCATCTTCTCCACTCCCTGCTCCATCATCTGTTGGACCATATAATCCTTTGAATTCTTTATCCAAAGTCTGAATACTTGATAAAAAAAAACAACCGAACCAAGAACGGATTGGATAGGTGCTTCAAGCATGTCCTGTGCATAGTCGCTATGTTTACCTGCATCGTAAATGTCATCCTTCCATCCAAACCATCCCCTCTTTTGGGGTATGACCATACATGCCATAATTTTGTGCAAGTTACCCATCACATCACTGCTAAAGTGCTTAGATTCAATATACCTTGAAGCAGGGATATTCCGAACATCGTAAACGCACTTATACCGCCTTCCGTTGATTGTTATAACCTTTACCGCTTCGGGTTTAATGTCAGTATTGATAAAAGCAATGGATTCAAGCAAAGGTCCGAGTTCCTTAACGGGTAAACTATCAATCTGATTCTCCGTTTGGTTAGTAAGTATTGAGGCAACCTTCACACTTATATCAAGGTCAGTTAAGTCCTTGCTATTTGCATAAAGTTCATTAATCTGCTGGTATTGGAATACTGTTACGTTGGACCAATTCATACCTTTAAATAGTTTAAATGTAAAATAATGTCTAAGTGAATATTAATCTATACCCGAACAAGGTTATGAGGGGAATTGGTCAGAACAGAAGTTGCCCCCTACCCCCAATAGGAAACAACTACTGACCAACTATACCGTCACATAGGTAATCGGGTTTATCGGCTGCAAAGGGAAAAAGTTACATCCTTCTTTGCATTTAACAGATTTAAACTCCTTGAATTCAGAACTTTGAGAGGTAGTGGTCTACTTGCATTGTCAATAGGGTACGGACAAAAAAGAACCCACACTGGTCTCAGCAGGTGGGTCTAATTTATGCGGGTTGCATGAATCAAACCCGAATATGTACTGAGACTACCTAATCGGATTGACTTAGCAAAAATACTAAATATTTTAGATTACCAAGTTTTTTAGCAAAATATTTTAAAAAAAAGGGAGGCGAACCTCCCTATCATTTATTTGTAACTTACTATATCCCCCCAACCGCAACTATGAATATCAATTATCGCTTCTCTTAAAATATTGGTAATCAGCAAATTTGCACCACTTCCTACACCAGTTCTTGTTGCATAATAATAACCATCAGATTTTTTAATTTTCTTGATGCATCCGTTTCTGAATTGGATATGCTTAAAACCTTGTGCAATTAGGCTTATTGCCTTTGAGTGCTTATCTTCAATTACCGCATTAGTGTAAGCATTCCTAACTTCTTCTGTGGATGCCATCAATTCTGCGTGAGTCATTTCAAGTAAGTTGTTCATTGTGTTTGTTTTAATTGTGATTTGTTACACAAAGATAATACATTATTTCAAACCACAAAACTTTTTCTTAATTATTTTAAAAAATATTTCAATCACGCAAAACTATACCTACCACTCCCTACATTCTTTTGGAGGTGTTGCCAAGCAAGGGATAGACTAACCACGCAGTCATCGTGGAAACCCTGTGGTGCTGAATACTTTACCCCGAATGAGGTATATTGGTACTCAAAGATTTCAAGTTCATCCACAATAGGACCAGGGGGGAAGGTGATTTTTCTTTGGTGAATAGCAGATGCAAGACCCTCCATTAGCATCTGTTTGCTTGTACTGCTGAACTTATACCCTTGCACATCTAACCCCTCCCTTTGCATATCTTCAAATATTGGGTCACCTACCCCTGTAGAATCCATCAGGATAGGTGCTTTAGGTAAATTTACAATATACTCCTTAGTCTGCCTCCAATCCCTTTGAAAGCGTTCATAATGGCATACAGACCCATTCTTATCCAAACCTATTACCACAGTCCAGTCTACTGCTTTGGCAAGGTCTATGCCGTAACAAGCGACAGGATTGGTAGACATTGGGAAGATGCATTGCCGAATGTAAGCAGACCCAAATGGATTGGCAGCATTCTCGGCAGGGTTTGCCATATATTCTTGCTCAAAGACCACCTCAGGAAGTTGCATCCTTGCAGAATCAACCTCACTCTTATCTATGTATGGATTGTCATAGGTGCTGAACTTAAACGATTGCCAATCTTCCTCCCCTCCGTTCCCTTTCATAAAAAGGGAATAAAAGTAGTTTTTCCCCTTTGGAGTAGATAAAAACAATGCCTTGCCCTTGTAATCTGTCAAGGTAGGTCTGATTGAGTTTAACCATCCATCTTCAAGATTAGGGATAAAAGATGCCTCATCTACTACAACCAAGTGAAACTTCCTGCCTCGCAGGTTATCTAAACGTTCGCCCGTAAAAAACTGTACCGAACCGCCATTCGGGAACTCAATAGTCAAATCGGACCGATTAGAGGCGAAAGGAACGGCTTTTGCTAACTTATCAAAGAAAGTCTTGGCAAGGTTATAAGTAGGGGTAATATAGGCAACAGATTGCCCTACAATGGCATTCTTGATAATCTCTACCTGTGAAAGTTCAGACTTGCCGAACCTTCTGCCACACATCACCACCCTGAACCTTGCTGAACTTTCAAGAATTGCTTGTTGGTTTTCGTGTGCTTCGGGTAGTTCAATTATCATAGAATCGTTTTGCCCTTAGTAAATACAACCTCAATCTTACCATCATTGGTAATATGTGCGGTCTCCTTTGGTTTGCCATACACCCTTGTCAGTAAGGTATCAATGGAATAAAGACTGCCCTTCTCCAATGACTTCCGCAATGCTCCTGCAATGGTCTTTTCCAGTACAGTTGCCTTCGGGTTATCCCATACCGCTTTAAGTTCCTGCATATCCATTGACATAATTGCTTGAATGCAATCGTTGACCTCCGCTAACTTGTACCCCTGCTCTTTAAGTAGTGATACATACTTCCTCGGTCTTCCGTTTGGATTGTTGGTTTCCCCCTTTTCGGGTACGATTAAAGTACCTCCGTTTCTTCCTGCGATTTTCTTTGGCACTTTGTAATTACTTTGTTTTTTATCAATTTGAGCGATAGGGTGGTACTGCCCCCCTTCTATTGCCTGGAATGGCAATCGCATTACTTTTATGCTTCTATCGCTTGTTTTCTATCTGCTAAACTTATTTTTTCTCCCTTGTACATTCCTGCCCCCATTTCATCTATTTTGGAAAATGGAATTATCGGAACTGTTAAATCATTAATTTTTGCTTTATCTATAAAATAAATATACTTTAATTGAAAACCTTCTATTGGTTTTGCCTGTCCTGTTTCCAATAAATGCCTACTAAAGTATTTTCCATTTATGCTTGGATAGTTTTTATTGTCTAATGTTTTTTTAGCAATAATTTTCCCATCCCATTCTAATATTTGTTTATTTTCTTTTAACCCTATTAGATTAAATCCACTTGCCCGATATATTGTTCCATCACCGCATTGACTACCATCTGCAAAACTAATTATCCATTTTACATGGGGTGCGTTTTTTTTAATTAATTTTATTGTTATTGCTATGCATCTGCTTTCGCTATATTTTGGCAAATAATCATCAAATGCCATTCTGTTTAATTCTATGAAATCATTCCATCCAGTATTTTTTACAGTTGCTCCTACCTTATATTTGTCCATTGAATTTCCATAACTTAAAACTCCATGCAATTTATTGTCTAAAAAACAACCAAAATGGATTGTACTATTTGGCACAAATTTACCTGAATAATGGTGCTGCTTTACAAACTCATTTGCAACTTTTGATGGTATAACTTTAACAATTATTTCCTTTGCTCTGCCCATTATCTTTGATTGGTCATATTAGATATAAGCAAATATAACGCATTTCCGTTACTATTTTCATTGCCGAATGTTTCACAGTATTTATATTCTTCAGACCTCTTGATTTCTTCCAATGCATTTTTAATTACATCTGCTTGTTGGTCTGCCAATGTGAAAGTCATTTGTTGAAATGGTGCTTTATCTCCATCGGGTAAACTAAACGATTCGCCTAAATCTTCTACATCTGCAAACCCTGGTATATCCAACCCCCAATCTGTCAACTGTTCTGCATCCCAATTATTAGCAAGGTCTTCCCAATCCCATTCACCGAACCCAACGTTATCCTTAATGATGAATTGCTTCTGTTGGTCTTCTGTTAGGTCCTCTGCCTTGATTATTGCTACTTCTTTAAGTCCTGCTTCTTTACACGCTTTTAGTCGCATATTCCCACCAAGTACAACCATATCCGCATTGACTACGATAGGGCGAATGTTAAGCATTTCAGGGAACTCCTTGATTGACTTGACTAACTTTTGAAACTTATCATCCTTAATGATTCTTGGATTGTTCGGGTTAGACTTTACCTCGCTGATTTTAACTGTGATTGGATTCATTATTTAAGTTTAGTTAATACTCTGTTATGCACCAGGTTCAGTTCATGCTTCCAATGTTCGGTTTGCCCTTCCTTTGGTAGGAATTGGTCTACTGCGTTTGATACGGATTGAATCCCTGCGAAGTAACCCCAAGGCATTGGAATAGCATTATTGCAGTCATCAATTACCAGTGTACCTCCTACTTTTAGAATAGGAAGATAGTTATTGAGGTCAGACATTACCACCTCGTAGGTATGACCTCCATCTATGTATAGAACATCTGGAGGATTCTTTGAGGCAAGGTTTACCGCTACTGGATTAGTTGAATCCAATGTTATTAGTTCGTAATCATTGGCAATCTTAAAGGTATCGTGTAGTTTCTTGATGTCTGCTTCGTAGTCAGATTCCCAATGCCCATCCGACATATCAAGAGGTGTGATTCCGATTCGCCTAACCTTTTTGCCGTGTCGGTCCGCAAGTATTTTAATAAGTCCGAGAATCTGACCACGGAAAACCCCTATCTCCATAAAGGTAAACTCATCAGGCATCCTTTTGATTATGTCATTCCACATCCAAAGAAAGCATCTTTCACCGAATCCAAAAGCGTTTGCTTCAATCCAATCTCGGTATGCTTTGAGTTCTTGGTCAGCGTTTACTTTGTCGGTGTATTCCTTAACTATCCATTCCATCATAGTTGGTAAAATTTAGTCATATCGGTTTTCCCGTTCCCGTGAATAAACATAGGGAAGGTGTGGGTTTTGTTGTTATATAGCCTGTTGTAGGTTAAGGTAAAGTCGCCTTCAACCTCAAACGCTACCGATTGGAAGATGTTACAATAGTCAAGTCCTATCTTGTCGGGCATTGCAAGGAAGCGTTCCGTGTACCACCTTTGGTCATCTTCTTCATATTTAGGTGGATTGCTATGGTAGATATCAAGGAAGTCCTTTTTGTTTCCGTAAATCTGCCCACTGTTCAAGAACTTCCATTCGTGTTCTACAACTGGGAACTTTCCCATGTTATGTACATCGGGATAACATCCTTTCTCTGAACTTATGATAAGACCGCTTTGTCCTCTGTGCTTATAGTTAAACTCATCGGGATTAGAAATGCAATAGTTATCGTAAGCATCAAGGTAGATGAACTCATCAGTATCGGTTGCACATAGGTACTCATAAAGTCCTATTATCTTAGTGCCAAAGCCTTTCCACTCCTTTACTATTGGATGATATGCCCACCCGTGTTGCTTTAGGGATTCCTCCAACTTCAACCAACCTGCGTGATTCGGATTGTCAAGTGATACTATTACTTTCATTGAAAAGGATTGTAGTAGATTGGTCTTGTTCCGTGATAGTATTCATGGGTCATTTTAATAACCTGTTGAGTAACCTCTGCACTATGTTTTTCCTTCCACGTTTGATATTCTGTTTCACCCTTGTCTATATGCTCAATCTCAATGTGAGGAAGAAATACGTTCCACATCCCTGCAACTGTTGACCTATGAGATGCAAGGACATCATCGTAACCATAGAGGTTAGGTTGGCAAAGATACCCTATTTTGTCAAGCAAAGCGGATGAGTACATTTGGCAAGTACCGATAATGTGATGGCACTTCTCAACTATTATCCAACGCTGACCCGCAAAATGTGGTAGCATAATCAATTCGCTTCTCCAATCAGGCAAGGCATGGTTTGGTTCTTCCCAGCAATCTTTACGCTTTAGTCCTACAATTCCTATCCTTGCTTCTCTTTGGATTGCATCTGCCATTTCCTTTACCCAATCATTGTAGTTAATGGTAACATCGTTATCCATCTTGATACAATGCTGACCAATCTTTCTATGCTTCCAAGCGAGGTTAATTGCTTCTGCCGTTCCAATGTTTTGCTCGTTTGTGATAAGGTTAATGTAACCATCTTCTGCCCATAACTTCAGCACATCCTTTGTCTGTTGGCAAGAGTTATTATCTATAACCCAAAACTCATGGTCGGTAAAGATATCTTGATT